CTCTAAGCAATCAAAAGATACAACATATTCAAACATATTATCACCTACATCAAGATTATGTGCCATACAATCTAACCATATAATTTTATCATTTTTTATATGATTATTAGTTGATACTGATGCAATATCAGTGCCATAAACTATTGGTATATTTAATTTTGAAACCATATCATTCACAAAAACACCTTTCCCACAACCAACATCCAATATAGAGTTTGGTTTTATTTTCTTAATATATTCATAAACACCACTACCCCAATTTTTGTGACCATAAATACCAGGTGTAGATGTAGTTCCTTGTTTATAAACATTTAAATACTTATCCAATTCGTGTTTTTGTCTTTCTGTCAAATTTTCCATTTTACTTTCCATTTAAATTAAATCTTTGTTTTAAAATACCCCAAGTTTGTTTCATTAAATTATTTCTTAAAGTTTTATCAAACCCATTAAAATGCCACATCCAAGCACAGTCTATAAACAACCCATTGTGTAATACACCACGCTGGTGTAGTTGAGTAAAATTCCACTTTTTACTAAGATGATTGATTGTATACCCTTCCCTTCTAACTAAATAATTTACGGGTGTTTGGTCTGAACCTTTTTTAAGAGTTACATGCTGTCTATTCCTAAGTTCGCTTTCATTTTCATAATAAAAATCCGTAATTGTTTTACATAATTTTTTGTGTTTTGGCGACAGTACAATAAATCCATTGTTGATATAGGTTGTCCAATCAAACTTTGTATTTGGGAACATATCTTGATAACCAACAATACTATTATGTACCCATTCTACCATCAAGTCATCATTAACACCAGAATATTCACCATCGGTTTCATCAAAGAAATTAGGTGCATTCGGATGTATCATTATATCAACATCAACTAATGCAACTTGATTATATTCTATATTGTTAGCATCTAATATTTCAAAAACATGCCACCTCTGCCAAGTTGGTTTCATAATAGCTTTATCTCTTAATTCATCTGATAGTATAAATATTTCAACATCATGTTTTTTACACCAAATTTTCCAAGATTTTATACACCACTCCTTATAATCTAATATATCAGGTGCTTTATCCATACAAGTAAAAAATACTATATTCTTTTTCATAATTAAATATACAAATTATTTTACATATTTACAAATAACACCTTCCCAATCTTTTAATAAAAGACCAGGTCTACAGTCACTACCAATTGGTTCACCAATGTATTTTACTATTTTAAAATCAAGATTATTAGCACATATATCAGATATGGCTTGTTTAACTCCCGTTGTTGGATGACCATAATCATCGAATATTAAATATTGCTCATTAGCACCGTATGTTACACAATTTTGAACATCTGAAATTACATGATGATATTCATGCCCACAATCTATGAAACTTACATTATATTTCGGGAGATTCAAATCATCCCAACTACTAGCATATACATCTTTTTCAATATATGTAATATTATCTCTATCATTACACAACTCTTTCGCCATTCTCAAATTAGGCTCTTCATGCCAATCTAAAGTTATTACATTTCTAAATAAAAAACTTAAAATACGTGTAGTATGTCCATGATTAGTACCAACTTCTAAAATTGTATAATCATTAGCTGTTTCATTGAAGAAATCTATTAAATCTTCTTTAAACTTTAAAGATGTTGTGTTTTTATACTGCCGCTTATCGGGTATATTCTTAAAAATTAATTCCTTATTCATATTTGTTATCTCAACCCTTTTAATGTATTAAATCCTATTTTTTCCTGAGCAAACGGGAAATTATTAATCGTTAAATAATGATTTAAAGCAGATTTATATTTTGAATTTTTTAAATCTGAACTTAACCATAAAAATTCTTGTACTAAAAATTTGTCTAAGAATGGATATCTAGTCTCAATACCATAATGACCTGCTATATATTCTTCTTTATTTAAATATTGAATTTGTGTACCATCATAAAAACTATGCCAAGGAAAAAATCCATCGAGTTTATTTGGAAATCTACCACCAAACGAACTGTGACCATATATTTTATTTCCATTAAATCCATAATCACTTATAATTTCATCTGCACCTTGGCCTGATAAATAAATTCTATAATTTTCATTTTTAGCTTTGTTGCAAATATAAGCCAATCCAAACGACGCCTTATCCCCTTTGATATTGTAATTTAAAAATTTATCATTGTATGAAAAATTCTCACAGGTTCTCAAAATATAATCTTTTGTAGTATTATATTCATTCTTTGTAAGATGTATTATTTCATGATTTGGTATTAAATTAACACGTGAATTGATAATAGATGGATTTTCAGGACCTACTATTGTATATGATTTAAATGATATATTTTGTTTTAATAATTCACATGCTATAGCACCACTATCATATCCGGAACTAAGACCTAAATATACACCATATTGAATCCCACGAGTTCTTTTTTGTATACTATTGGTAAATGCACTACACCAATCATTAAAATTAGTTTTATATTGATTTAAATCAAATTGAAAATTATCAAATTCATTTATTTTACTAAGTGTTTTTAAATTAAATACTTTTGTTTTATTAGCATATAATTTTGTATTTCTATCAAAACCCAACATAGTTAGTTGACTTTCGTATGACCCTACACAAAATTTACTATTTTTAAATGAATACCATAGCGGCTTGCATGAGAATGTATCGTTTGAAATTAAAAGTTTTTTTAAATTAAAATCTACTAAACACAATGCAAATTCACCATCAAGTAATTTAGTAAATTCATCACCATATAATTGATACAAATCAATCAAACATTCACCATCTGTTTTATAATTACCAAATTCAAGATAATTGTAAATTTCACCATTGAAAACTACATAAATATCATCTTTTATGAATGGTTGATTTGTTTTTTGGCCTGTAAGATGAAGTAGGTTGTGCATGAATTGCACACCACTTTTTTCTACAACATTGGTATAATCAGGCCCCCTACGTTGTGAAAAATTATTAGAATCTAATATTGATTTATCTACATTTGTTACACCTATACTACACATATTTTCTTATTTCGTTTGACCAACCTCTTTTTATTAAACGATTATTCATAGCATCATGTATATTACTATCTAATTTAGTTCCTTTAAAATGAACTATTATCGTCTGTTTATATAATGGTGGGGAGCATAAATTTACCTCCAATTCATCTATTTCTACAATTTGTAAATCATTTCTAAATAAAGGTAATGTCATACACAATGCTGGACTTTCATGTGCTTTTTTTTCATTACTTAAATTTGTTATTTCTATCCATTTTTGTATAAATGGTATACTTTTTTTGTGATTTATACTAAAAAAATAAGAGCCGATATATGGGCATGATGGTTTATTTCTAACACATACTTGTATATCACCACCACGATTGAGTAGTTGATGTAAATCCTGCATAATCATCATATCACTATCAAGCATTAAAACTGGTTCTTCTACTGATTTTATAGTTTGTAATAACCATTTAGTCTTACCCTTAACATTTAATTGCCAATCATCACCCCAAGTACCACCATTAAAATTAGTTGATAATCCCGTACTTTTAATCTCTATAATTGATGATTTTTTTGATAACCAATCTAGCTGTGGACTTGTAAGACCTGTATCTATGATATAGATTTTATTTATATGAATTATATCACAATTTTGTAAAATTGAATTTATGAATATTTTCAAAAAAGGGAAATAACTACTGTCACTAACGGTTTGTATACTATATTTCATATGGCTTTTGTATTCTAACAAGCTTTCCAATAATTACATTTTTTCCTAAATGTTTTAGTTTAGATTTATCAAAAAATATATTATCACAAGCTATCATAATAGGAATTTTGTTTTTCTTGTCTTTCAATATCTTTAATGTGATGTAATGAAAAGCTAACATCGATTGGTAAATTTGATATAGTTTTGTAACCAACCAACTTTTCATGTACTTTGTTTTCCCACTTAATATAATCCACATTCTTATAAATTCTCCATTGTGGGTCAGGCCAGTTTACCCACCCATGCTCATTTACATTCCAATTCCATTTCCGAATATGTTCTTCTGTAATACCAATTACTTTATTTACACGGGGTACTAATATTACATCAACATTGTTTAACTCTAATATTGCGTGTATATTTTCCATTAAGGATTCATCTGGTATTTCATCTGCATCTATCTGAAAGATATAATCACCACTACATAGTGATGTTAGATAGTTTTTCCAATCTGCAAAGTGACCTTTGAATTTATCACCTACTATATGGATTTCACTTTCAAGTGTTCCAAGATATTCAATCACTTCTGCTGTTCCATTTTCGGTATCTACTAACACCACAATTTCATCTTGTGGTTGCTTTCTTTCAATAAGGAATGGTATCAGTTTTTGAATCTCTTTCAATTCGTTACATATCGTAACTGCGTAACTTATTTTCATTATTTATCTTTATTTCGTTCTGCTTCCGGCTTTATCCTATCGTATTTGCCCCAATCATAATTAACAACACGTATTGATTGAATTTTTTTAACATCAAATATTCTATATCCAACTTTTAGATTTTTATCATTTTTTATTTCTGATGTATAAAATACCTTTGAAGTGGTATTTGTAACATTTACTTTTGCTAAATCTAATTTCCTAACCCTTGTTGATTCTGCTAAAATTTCTTTATAGTTTTTTGCTATTTCCAAAACTTTTTGTGGTTGTATGTTGTTTAGAGATAGTGCGTGTAATTTACCTTCCCAGAAAGGTTGTAGCACTAATAAAATATATTCATTAGTGCCACTAGCTTTCTTATAACGTATTTTTACAACCATACCACGTTCCAACTTATTAAAAGTTACAATCTTAGGGTCTGATGTTTTTCTTAGATGTACATTATAGTAATCCACCTTTTAAACCTTTTTTAATTTTGGTAGTTTTAATTTAGGAGGTTCTTGCGTACCTACCTTTTTTAATTTTGGCAGTTTCAAACCTACTGACATTGGTTTCGAACCAACCACTTCAGTTCCCAATAGTTCACTAATACGTTCAACCATTTTATCAAACGAAAAGTTATCAGCAGTGTAGTTTGTATGGGTTTTAGAACGTTTCAAATAATCAACATAATTCTTTTTGATATCTTTCATCACAACAGATGCTTCATCATAATCAACACTAAACCACATAGCTTCTTTAAGTAAAAACTGATTAGCTGCTGATTTGTGTACATTTTCCAATTTACCACCAAGCGTTGTTACATACTTTGGATTTATAAAATCCATCTGACCAGACCACCCACTTACAATCATAGGCTTTCCACTTAAACTAGCTTCTAACAATGGTCTACCAAAACCCTCACCCCTTGTAAATGATATATGACATTTAACCTTCGGGTGATTGTATAATGAATTCACTTCCCAGTCATTAAGTGTGGAATGTAGTAAGTAGATGTTTGGTAACGATTTAGCATCTATAGAGTCCTTTATACTTTGTATTTTACGTTTGATATCAACCCTATCCACTACAGATGTAGATGCCCCATTTGTTTTAAGTATTAATGCCGGTGGGTTTGGTTTGTTTTTGAATGTTTCTAAAAATGTATGAATTAACCCACTAACATTTTTTCTATCTTGTTTAAATTCGCCACTTAGCCAATGACCAACAAAAAGATAACAGAACTTTTCTTTAATGTTTTTGAATACTTCTTTTATTCTTGGCTCAATCTGAGCTTTATTATTATAAACTTCCAAATCTAGACCCTCAAATAAAACTTCAACTGGCTTTTGGCATTTAACTTGTCCGAGAATTTGACCAGTATTACTATCCTTTTTATCAAATACTGTATTTTCTATTACAGTTTTTGTAAATGTTGATGATACTAAGGTTAAATCCATCCTATTTATACCCTCTAAACAGTCGGCTGGCATTATAGTTGTTTCTACACCTGCGGTTACACCTATGTTAAAATCACCAACTGCTTGAAATTCATTTGGAACTGTAATCTGTATCCATACATTGGGTTTTTGATTAAGATTTGAAACAAGTACTCTACGTATCAAGTCATCATCATCTTCACCCAACGCATCCATAGCACATTGACCCCAACGCTGTGATAATATTTTGATATCCCAATCCGGCTTTGCTTCAATTAATGCCCTTACGAAATCACGACTTCTAGCACCATAACCAGACCGTGTTGCTATAGGACAGCTAACTACACATAATTTTTTTAAATCTTGCATAAAACTATTTCATTTCTTGGTTTAAAGTTATTAAAGGCACCTTCCATAGCTTCTACGAAAAGTTCACCCATATTATCAGAACTCATATTTGAATCGGCTGAATGTACAAATTCAGAACCTTCCAAACCAAATTGTTTACGTTCGTTTTCACCTATACTATACCACATTATAAACGCATCACCAACATCTTCAAATCTACATCTATCATCAAAAATATATGGTGTTGCGGGTGAACCTTGCAGTGAGCGATTTGATGGCCATACAGGAGTTACCCAACGACCCCATTCCAAACTATCTGGTCTATTGGAGTCATCGTGTAAAGAACCCAATTCAACATAATCATCAGCAGTTAAATACACACCATTTACCTTAAACCCACATTGGTCTTGTAAGCCACCTGTAACATTTACTACTATTGGCGTACCAGCTTTCATAGATTCACAAGTAGCTAACCCAAAGCCCTCATTCGATGCTATATTAACAGTAACATCCGCTAGGTTATACAATAGATTCAACCCATCAGTTTCAAACTTCATATCTGTAAATTTCACATCATAATCGGGACATACGTTCTTAATTAATTCAGGCAAATCAGTTCCATTATTATCTACACGCTGTGTATGTAATAATAGACAACACTCTTTAGCTTGTTCTTTTGTAAGTTTATCACAAAAATATTTGTATGCCAACACAACATCACCTGGGTTCTTACGTCTTATATTTCTATTGTTATATAATACGATAAACTTCTTATTTGAAATACCTAACGTTTCTTTAAGTTCACCTAATTGTTGTAGTTGGTCATCACGAGTTATTGGATAGAACTTTTGAGATACACCGTGTGGTACATACTTAATCTGCCAATCTTTATAATCTTCACCAAACTTTTGTAAAACACGTTTGTTAATACCATATGTTTGCTTAGATATGGCCATTAATAAATCACAACTAGCATAGAACGGAGCGTTCCATTGTGGGTCTGGCAAATCATCCCAAATGTTGTAATACATTATAGGTATATGTCTACGGATTTCATCTTCCATCTGATATAACCAACCCCAAAAACGAGGGTCTGTAAAGTGTAGTATAGCATCTATATCTTCAGTTGCTATTAGATTTCGAATCATATCTGGATTTCCATAACCACTAACGGGTATAATCCTAACACTTGCATCCTTAACACCAGTTTCAACTTGTACCGATTCGGATAAATCAAACATCTTACCCTCATCAGGATGTTTAACAGCGCCACCAATTTGAATCCAATCAAATTTTTCAACTGTATTTAAAACAATTTCTTTAGATATTGTAGCTATACCGCTATGCAGTCTTAAATCATCGGATAGTAATAGAATTTTCTTCTTTTTTTTCATCATAACCTTTTATAATAAATATATTTTTAAAGTTTATTAAGTTAAATATATTACACGTTTGCCAAACCGTTTTAATAATTTTTCAAAGTGTCTTTTTTCAGATGGTTTTATACCACCAAAATAAAATATCTTATCTGAATTGCGAACTATACAATCATATTGGTGTAATTTTTGAGTTGGGTGAAATGGTTTACCATAATATTCATCACTCATACCACTATATAAGTTTTTAGTAGTATTTGCCAAATTGAATTCAGTATATCGTAACCCAAAATCTATTGTATATTTCTTTACGTACTTTTCACAACCACTTTTATTACCTCTGGTAATTATATTACAATTATCACCAAATCTATTTTTTATTTTGAATATGAATTCACGCACATCCCTAACGTTTTCATAATTTGGCGAACCTATTAATGCGATGTTCATATTATGATAGCTTTTTCGTTTTCTATACATATGCTTTGACATTACTTTTTTGAAAGACCGTTTCATTTTATTCTATTTTCCTTTGGGCATTTTTCATAATCAGTTTTATAAGGACACCATTTGCAGTTTTTGTTGTTCTTACCCTTTATGGCTGGAAACTCAGAGTCAACTCTATATGAGCCATCTTCATTAAAACAGTTCCTTATAAATGATTCGAAACTTTTAGTTATGTTATTTAAGGTTACAGAACCATTAGCAGGTGAAAACATCTGTACCCGTTTTTGGGCGTACATCATACCCTCACTCAACTTACGTTTAACTATGAAATATTTCACATCAATCCTATCAATTGGATACCCGTATTGTTCTGATAAGAACTTTTTATACAACACCAATTGTGCTGTTTTAGTTTTATCAGCCTTTTGCCATTTGTTCCAACCACGTGTTGATGTTTTGATATCCCATATAAACAATTTGTTTTGATAGGTATCTTCAAAAACCAAATCTAAGAAACCACGCATATATACATTATGGGATTCCATAGCTTTTGAATATATTGGTAATTCAATACCAACCAATTTTAATTGTCTTGTGTTAAAGTAATCAACTCTATTTTTTATTACAAAGTTTAGAATATTGATACCATCTTCTAAAAATTCTTTCATTTCTGAATTATCACTAAAATGGAATCCGCAATTTTCATACATCACTTTGTATTCTGCTAACATATGATTATACAAAATAGTACCCAGCTCTAGCTCATTAGCTTCAGATACGGATTTATTATACATCACATCTAACCAATGTTGCAGTGTTTCATGCATAGCAGTACCAAATACCAAATGGATTGATGGGTCGAATGACCGGTTACCATCCATATAGTTTAATTTCCATTGATGTGGACAATTTGCGTATTGGGTATATTGTGAATATGATACCTTAGTATCTGTATCATTTGGTTCTACAATTCCAAACCTAAATATATTATTTACCTTACTGTTCTTCATAGCTTTAATATACAAAATATTTATGATAATTCAAAAAAAATAGGGTATTTATTTACCCCATTTTCCATTTTTTACTATTTGTGCTATTATACCATACACCGATAAATCAGCGTATGTATCTGATATTGATTCACCAACTTCATCAGGCTGTCCAAACACCACCAACTGTTTTAATCTTTGGATTTTATCGTTAATCCGAAACCACAATCCAGTCAGCGATAGTTTTACATCATCATTAGTTTCCAATTGTGTACCTACGGATATGTTTGATGGCCCATAGTTACGTTGCTTTTTACAGAATGTTTCGTACTGTTCCCACATAATCCGTTTGTATTCTTTTACAGTTTCAGGATAGTTCTTTTGGCAATATTCAATAGCAGTCATATCATCTGAATATGGATTTACTATACGTTCACCATTATATTCTACCTTAGTTTTAGATTCTCTTATTTTATCCATTTATCTGTCTTTTTGATTTTTTACTAAAATACTTTTCTAAAGTTTCAATTCTATCATCAGAATCTGCTAACATTTGTAATGCAGCTTCAGCTTCGTTATAAAAGTCAGTTGTAGAGTGGTCGCCAATACCAACCGAGTGATTTGATAGTAAATCCAAACTTAACAGTGCTTTTTGTCTATCAGCTTGTGCTGATGTCATTAACATATCATATAATTCTTTTTTCATTTCATTAGTTTTTTAGCTTCTTTGGTAGTCATACCATATTTAGTTAATATATCGATAACATCATCTTTTGATAAGATTTCAAGATAATCCATCACTTCCCTTTGTGATACACTATACCAATTTGATAAGTATGTTAATAACTGTTTGTTATACTTACCTTCTTTTTTACCTTTGATGTATTTATCAAATGTTTTTTTCTTTGGTAGAAAATCCAAGTATAGATTATAAACTTCCTTTGGTGATAATGTACCTATTGTATATTTTTGTAGTTCATTGACAATTGGTAATAAATCCATATTCATACTTAACCATCTATTAATCATAAATGGTGTAAATGATTTTTTATCCATTTGTGAAAGTGAGTCCCACCTTGCTTTTTTTTCTTTAATACCACTTAGGTGTTGGAATAGCGTCTTTGCTTTTACACTTCGTTTTTTAGCCATTATGGTAACATTTCTTTTGGTAAGAATCTCTCAGACACATGCCCACAGTCAACACATCTAACAACGGGAATTGGTAATATTGATTTCTGACCGCTTGGTGATTGGATAGCGGGTACTTCTTTAAACATTGTAACTTCTGTAAAGAATATAGAACTACAATTTTCACATTCAATCGTATCTAACTTCGATGGGTCAATTTGTAATTTTGGTTGTTGTGTTTGACCTAACACCTTTCCTTTTTTACTCATAGTTTACCTTTTTATATCAATTAAAATTTCCAATATCATTGCCATTATGTTGATTTCCTTATCAACTACAGAAGTATCTTTGTATTGATATTCTGCTAATTTAAGTATAGTATTCCCAACTCTACCATTAGCATAATCATCAATGTTATCATACATAAATCTGTAAAATGGTGTAAAATCCCTTACTTTAGAATCCGCTATCGTCTGTCTAATCTTTGTAAATAGTTCTTTTACAGAACCATTAGATTTTAAAACTTTCAATACATCATCCATATAGTTTGCTTGGATTGTTGATGTTTTATCAATCTTCAAAACACTACCAACAACTTGCCTCTGTGCTGCATTTAGGACTCTACGGATATCAGGATACCCACTATTCACTAAGATTGCCAAATCGGATATTTCATATGATACACCTTCAGTATCTAATATTTCCTTCAATCTAATTGCGACTTCTTTCTTAGATGGTGGTGTAATCGAAAATGTCTGACATCTACTTTGGATTGGGTCTATTATCTTTTCTACGTAATTACACGTTAGTATAAATCGTGTAGTCTTAGAGAATGTTTCCATCAAATTACGTAATGCTGCTTGAGCATTTGGTGTAAGATAATCAGATTCATCTAAGATAATAACTTTCCATTTACGAAATCCCATTGATGATGCAAACCCCCTAATCTTATCACGAACAGTGTCAACATTATTTTCATCGGATGCGTTTATATACATCACATCACAATCAATCTGATTGGTTATGATTTTTGCTAATGTGGTTTTACCCGTACCAGCCTGTCCGTACAATAATAAATGTGGTACATCTTCATTTTCAATGTAAATTTTAACTTTTTCTACAAGAGATTCATTCCCAACATAACCATCTAATTTATCAGGTCTATAGGATTCAACCCATAATGTATTTTCTTTTGTTTGTATCATCTTCCAACTTCTTTTAAATAATTATTTTTCATTTGTTCCCAACTCATACCTATTGCATCAACATAATATAAATGCTCAGGTTTTAATCTATTTTCTGAATGTAATTTGGTGTATCTTCTTATTGCTTTTTTCTTCCACCACTTACTTATATTATCTACACCATCAACAAACTTTTTCTTCATAACCAAATCGGATTCAGGTATATCATCTCTTAAAAAATCACAACCATTATCATACATCATAGCGAGATATACACCTCTTTTAAATCCATGATGATATTGCGTTTGTTTGATACCGCATTCTTTGAATATCCTACTTATTATTTTTTGTTTAATACCACTAACAGGCCCACTAGCACCCTTACCAGTTCCCATAGATTTACCATTTCTAATTCGCTCATTAGTAATTGCTTTAGTATACCAATCAGCTCGGTTTTCTTTCAACCATTGATGCCAAGGGTCATAGAACTTGTCATCCGGTTTCAAAGAAATCTTTCCAGCTGATTCACCTAATGTTTTATAATGTGGAATTCCGTTGTACTGTGAATGTATTCCATACAAAGATGTAGTACCCACCGCTATTAATGTTTGGCCGTATTTTTTCTTCCAATAATCCCTAATGGCTGGTGCTGTAGCCATCGTAGCTATCAACTTACCACCTAAAAAATTATAACCAAGTGGCTGTGTACATACTATAGTAGATGCTATGGTTGTATGGTTGAGTTTACCTTTTTTAAATTTATCATCTTTAGTCCACCCAATATACTTATCCCGCACGCCTAATGATGTTACATCAGATGCTAAGGATATTTGACCTAATAACTTACCGGTCGTTCTATCCTTAACATTGACTTTGACATTACGGCCTGGATTAGCTGTAAAGCTCATTGTATGAATCATTTTTCGAATATATGTCCATTTTGTTGAGTCATTACCACTTTCAACAATTTCAACGTATGGTTCAATGTTTTCAATTTCAGATATCGTTTGTTCCAAATTATTAATATCAGTTGGAGTCCATTGAACATCATAAAGTGATGATATCTCAGATTTTCTTGATATTATTGCCGGCTCTTGCAGTTCCACCCACTTCTTATAAAGTGTTTGTTCTTCAACAGTCATTGAATTTAAGTAATCTAAATTATCAATCAAATCCGATTTCTGTTTTTCAAAATCAAAAACTAATTTTTCCGAACCATTATCCCAAAAACTCATACATTATTTCTTTTAATTACCAACGACCTTTCATTATATTATACGATGTCTAGCGCTGAAATGTTTCAAAAAACTACTACTTTAATTCAACTAAATAGTATTCACTTTGTATTTCATCAGTTTTGAATCCAATATAAGCCAACCCCTTTGATGATATTTTAAGGTTTGCTGATTTTGCACCTCTATTAGAAGATAGTATTTCTTTTAGATATCTGGCTGAAAACGATATTGGTTGAATATCACCATCACACTTACATTGAACATTAATGGATATTCTATTGGTGTTTAATGTACTGTATCCTAATATGATTTTACCAGCACCACCCTTACATTCAAATGTAAATGTATCGGATTCATTAAGTGCTGATTTAGATTTTATGAACTTGGATATAAAATCATCATCTAAAGTCATTTCTACATCAAAATCAGGTAATTGCTTTAAAGGTGGTACTACTGGTATAACTGATAAATCAGCTAACATATAATTTACTGATGTGTTTTTATCAGAAAACTTGATGTACGCATCAGCTGAATTGATGTTAACAGATGATTCCAATACACTTAGTAGCGATTTAAGTTGTGATGTTGTGTATATCCCAAATTCACCATTTGGAAAATTACCGTTATCTGCTGATACCGTACCCAATAATGTTTTATCATCAGAAATGAAACTTACATTCATAGATGTATCATCTGATTCAATTTTTACGGATTCAATTTCACCGCCAAGGCTGTATTTACTAATGAAATTCTCAATACTTCGTTTTTGCATAATGTTTAATTTTGTTAATTATAAATTGTTATCTAATATACTACTTTTTTATTTAAAATCCAAAAAATTGTGATGCTTTATTTAAATTAGGATTTGGCTTATCCCAACCCATAGCTTTATAAAAATCATCCAATTTATTTTCCAATTCCTTTTCCCATATCAAATCATAATGTATATGTTCTTCCACCACATCCAAAATTTCTTTAGGGTCGTTATATCCTGTCAATCCAACAGATTCTAACCCCAGCGGATTGGGTTTCAAATATACCCATTTAATCTTATCACCATCTTTCATTGGCTCGTATTTGTATGCGGCGTTGAAATACTTTAATAACTGATTGTAAGTAAGTGCTGCTTTAACATGCGCAGGTGTTCCTTTCGCAAACTGCCCTATAGCTTGATTGTTAAATGTATATTTACTCATATGCTTTACTGCTGAGTTTTTTGCAATATCAATGAAATTTGTAATTTTCATATCATCACGTTTTTTAAGAATATAGGCATCAATCGTATTTTTATCTGTATCTTTGAGTATATCCATTAATACAGTAGACATAACTTCTTTGAAATAAGTTGGGAATGAACTACGTTTTACATCTAACCCCTTTACATCTAATTTATCACAATTAACACTATTATCATTGATAATCCATTGAGCATATCTTTTTTTCGATACCCAAAACCCACTTTTTGCGATTGTTTCTTGCTTAATATCAAATCGATGATTTTCAACATTAAACAACTTTTTAGACATGAAATCATAACTAACATTTAAATGGTCTTGTACTTCCTTAGCTACAGATAAAATAGCAGGTATCATTTCTTCATCTGAATCCACATTTATATTTGGATTTCTTGATTTTACTAACGGTGCTGCCTCATAAAATACTGAATCAGTATCAGTATATACATTGTAATCCGCAGATTTACCTATATTATCAACATAATATTTATTAGCAATCATTTCAGTAGTTTTAATTACTGTTTGACCGGTTAAGGTTGTTGCTTCTGCATTATCTATATCATAAAATCTGAAAGCGGGTAATCCTAATACACCATATAACGAATTCAACATAATCTTTTGAACTAACTGCCGTTGATGGTAAAATTTGTATAAAGCATCATCACCAGCCTTACCATGTTTTTTCATTAGATTTTTATAATCAACCCTCTTATCAAACCATACATTTAAGATTTCAGGTATTACACCAACTTGTGATTTACTATACATCACACCATTAGATGCTATACTTAGATTCATTTTATCTAAAAAATCCAAAAATGTAGAATTATCCATCGGTGGGTACTGTTTGCCGGATACATCAGTTATATCATAACTTTGCATTTGCCCACGCATATGTGCTTCTGCTGAATATCCACGAACTTTACCAACCTTAGTTTCAGGTGATATGTTTATACTCATAATAATTGATGGGTATAGGGATGTTAAATCCAAATCATATACCCATTTGTAAAGACCGGGTTTTGGTTGTTTTACATAAGCACCTGTAAATTTAGTATTAGTTTCGTATTCGGAATTTCTACGTTTAGGTTTATTTGGAGCAATCTTACCATTCCGTCTAAGAAATGTTAATATTGCCCCCTCTAACCATTTTGATGAAAACAGAAAATCTTCATAAAATACGTGTCCGGCATGACAAATTGCCTGTGCTAGTTCAATGAACTGCAACTTTTTATCCATATCAACAACCAATTCAACATCCACTAGGTTATATTCAATGAACTTTTCAATATCATCTCTAAATAATTGGTCTAAATTACCTTCATATTCAATCTTACCTCTACCCAATTCTAATCTTGCGATGGTATCCAACCGATAATTTGGATATTCGGTATATGTAAAGTTTTTAAATAATGCTATATAGTCTAACGCAGATACACCTGCTATAATATAACGTTTTCTGTATTTGTTCCAATGTACTTTCCCGATTGGGGATAATCTATTAGCGGTAGCTTTACCAAATAAAACATCCAATCTATTATATAGGTAAGTTACATCAAAGAAATCAATATTCCAGCCCGTAATTATACTAGGCGATACCTCTTCCCAAGATGTAACAAATGCAAAAAGTAAATCACGTTCTGTATTAAATGAACGTACTTTAGCCCCTTTAATTGATTTGTTTATTTCTTCACCAATACTTACCACATATACATAATAATCATTGGTTGCTGAATCGTGGAATGCTACAGATGTTATTTCATTTTGAGCTTCATGCACATTTGGTAACCCACTATTCATTTCTACCTCAATATCAAATGTCAATGTAACATGTCCTTTTGATATTTCATCAGAATCACCATATTCATCGATTAGAAATCTAGTTACCTCATTTACATCCGATTCGTATAATTCAATGTCATCATCTTTATTCCAATAATTTATCCGTTTCAACCGTTCACCATAAATTGATTTATGCGAACCATTACCATCTTTCACATAACCATATCTACGATATTTTTTAGTGTAATAACCACGTTCATCATCCCAAACGTGCATCAGGTTTTCATTTTTTTCGAAATATATATTTTTATACATTAATTACTTAGTTTTTGATGTAGTTTGCTTAACATTATATTTTCATTTTTAGAAAGTTCATTAGCTCTTTCCAATGATTGTTTTTCTTGATGGTATCTGAATGAATCGTTATTTAAGATGTTATCCAAAAAGTTAAATAAATCTTTCTTATATTTAAAAAACATACCATTCGGGTCTATCTCTTTGTAACAATCAGATTCTTGCCAAATCATCGGTGTACCATTCATCATACAATCAGTTCCACTTACAGACCACCCATAGTTTGTTTGCCGCATCTGAATACCAACCTTACAATTTTGTAATCGTTTGTAGTATTGGTGTTTCGGAACTTTCGTATTATCCACCCACCCATATGGCGATTTACCTTTTAGCTGTGGTATCCATACTATAAAATCCTGCCTATGTTTACGATATTCTTCCATTAGTTCCATAAACTTAGGATATCCTTTGTATGCTGCTGCCCGATGGTTAAACACAATGATATTTTCTTTGTTTGGGTTTTGTTCTGATATTATTTTTGATTCTTCTAACCCCAAATTCCAAACCTCTAAAATATCATCTAACCTATTCACAAAATCATCATTGAATGTTTCTTTTGCTTCTTTCAAAACCCTATTCTTTTGGTCTGATGTATTTAGATAGCAAGTATCCATTTGAGATACACCCAACAATTCTATTGGTAACCACAACCATTTAGCTTTACCAGCTCTTCTATCAATACCATTACAACATTTCATCTCCCACCAATGACAATAACCTATGATTTTTGTATCTATTGTTTTTTTGTATCTACCAACTTGAACCCAATCAGGTAGATGTGAATAGATTACATCATAATCAATATCTTTCAGTAACCTTATCAATTTATCAGATGGAAACGAACGTTGATTCATCATATCACCCGGTATATCAATCTGATGTTGTTTAACGTTTGGTAGGTTTAGTTTTTTGGTTACGTTACCACTTGGAATTAAGATGTGCCAATAATAATCACCATAAGTTTCTAAACCTTTAATGTGGTTATGGATTACATCTATAAATGAATCCTTTTCAATGTTAGAAGAATTAGTGATATTTGGTATCACCAACACCTTTCTAGCATTGTTATAATCTATACTATCCCAAAAAGTCATATTTAGTATTTATAACGTCTTAAATATACAAAATAAGTTTCAAACTACCAAAAACTTTCTGTATTTTCCGGCTGATAATCCGTTTTGTAGTTTTCAATAAGTGTATTAAAATCATCAGTATTTTTAGGATATGGTTTGATTTCGTGCTTCAATCTTTTTATCAAATCCCGCTTTTCTCGTTTGTTCTGAGCTATAATCTGAATGTACCTATGTTTTGGTGGTTCTTGCCTTCTCCAAAATTCAGCATACCCATCTTTACCAATTTCCCTTTTCAAATGATTAAGATTTCCCGAACCCCACTTACTAAATACAGTTCTACTATGTATCCACTTATATGGATTATTAGATAAAGATATACCATAATTGGGCATTAGTGCTATATCCGTTGATAGTCCTTGATATACCCAATTTGTAGCTTGATATATTTTACCTAAATGCTGCTGCCCTGCATCAGCGTATGATAATAGTAGTTTTATATTTTTATCATTATCCTTTAGCCATTTAAAACTCTGACCCATAGCATATGATTCTATATTTGAACCATATCCATCGTGTATATACAATCGAGTCAATTCCAAAGCGTTATCTTTTGTTAACCCATTACAAATTGATGTAGCGGCACGAGCACCAACAGGAAATCCATATATAAGACAGCCTATTAGTTGATGTGAATTACCAATTATATCAACATCATCAGTTTTATAGTAAACACCCAATGCGTATCTACACATTGTCCAAGCGTGGGTATAATGATATTTAACAATCATATCCTTTGCTATCGGTTTTGCTATTGGTGCTATATGTACCTTTGATACATCACAATAATTTTTACCTACTTCTTTCATTAACGATATTTATCAAATTCACCAAATAAGATATGTGTCCAAGTTTCATTCTTTACTATTTTTCTGATATTTGATGTAGATACACCATTGTTTTTAGCCAATACTTTTATATTTCTATGACCAATTTCCCACAATCTTCTAATAGTTCTAACCTGCTTTTCAGTAAGTTTGTGTTGTGGATGCAATTCACCTTTAAGACCCATCTTTATAACTTTTTTCAATATACAAAACTTTTTTGAATTATCCAAATTTATTTAGAAAATTACAATCAACCATCGCAGGAAATACAGTCTGGATTCATAGCCTGTGTTGCAATATCACCCCTAAGTACTGATTCAGTTCTCATATAATATAGTGTTTTAATTCCCCGCTTCCAAGCTTCCATATGAACTTGATTCAAAAATTTAGGTTTAACTTGTGATGGAAACGCTAGATTAAGTGATACTGATTGGTCTATGTATTGTTGCCTCACACCAGCCTGTTTAACCAATTCCAATTGATTGATTTCTTTGAATGTTTTGAATACAGCTTTAACCGTATCATATTCAAGTTCACTATGCATTCCATCAATAGGTAAATCATTTATATTAGAAAGCTTTCCATTATAGTAACACCAATTATCTAATTCTTTGATATCTTGCACACTACCACCATCAGCGAGTATCTTATCCCACGTTTGTTTGTTATTGATGCCCACTTTTCTAAGAACTTTTATAAGTTCCTTATTCTTACGGATGAATGTACCTTTTAATGTTTGTTCCGTAAATACGTTTGCAGCCCAAGGTTCTATGCCAGGTGATACATTTCCTGCTAATTTTGAATTCGATACAGTTGGTGCTATTGCTCTAAGATGTGTATTTCTCATACCACTACCAACACACCAAAGCGGTTCACCATATTCTTCAGCCATATCCCTACTAGCCTGCTCCGATTCAATCATCATTTGTGAAAATATCTTTCTTGTTTCAAACTGCGCTGTAAGTGAATCGAATACAATCCCCTTCTGCTGTAAGTATGTATGCCACCCCAATACACCCAAACCTAAAGCCCTACCCTTTTCAGCAGAACGTACTGAATTTTCAAAACCTTTCATATTCTTAGATTTTTGTATGAATTCTTCCAATACACCATCCAAAAAATAAGTGGCTGTATAAATTAAATCAGTATCTTTCCATTCATCGTATTTAGCAATATTTAAAGATGATAAACAACAAACAAATGAATGTGATTCATCGGTATGGAGTACTATTTCAGAACATATATTAGTCATATAAACTTTCAATCCGTTCTTTTTATATGCATCTGGGTTCTGTTTGTTTATATTACCCTTATACATCACATATGGTTCACCTGTAGCTTTTCTTTTCTGTAAAACCTTTGCCCATCTACGCCTTGCCTCTGTATCACCCTCTTCTAACTTTCGCATAAACTTATCACCAACAACAACACATTGATGTAAGTTTAGACATTGACGGTTTACATCACCCTTTGGTTCTCTAATCTCTAACCATTCATCAAAATCATCATGCTCTATACTAAGATTTACACTAGCAGCGCCTCGTCTTACAGCACCTTGATTTGTGGCAAGAATCGTTGAATCGTAAATCTTACAAAAAGGAACTACACCATCAGATGTACCGTTTTGACTGATAGTAGAGCCAGCCGGTCTGATTTGATTTATACCAACACCCACACCCCCACCATGCTTTGCAAGTAACATCATTTCTAAATTCTTTATACCAATATCTTGGATTGAATCCGCGACATCGATACCAAAGCAAGAAATAGGCAACCCCCTATCTGTACCTGTGTTTGATAATACAGGCGTTGCTAAACACAACCAACCTTTCCAAATGTAATCGAAAAACTTACTCGCCATCTGTGGTTTAGATAACCTACGAGCGACTGTAGTAGCTACCCGCCAATAAGCATCTTTGGGTTTTTCACCTTCTAGTAAATAACCCTTAGAAATTGTCTTTACATATATTTCCGTATTTGCCCAAGTTGGGAAGTCAACACCAACTTCCCAACCAAGACTTTCACCATAATTCTTCATATTAATTATCCTTTATAAAAATCCCATCAACAGTTTTACCAGTCCTACCCTTTATTTCATCCCATGCCGCTTCTAAGCATTCAGTAGGTGTAAATCCACATTGACTTGCTAAAATTATTAATGTAACAAATGAATCACCAATACCATCTTTGATTTCATCGATGTTATTTTTTAATAATGCGCCGGATGTTTCACCAACTTCTTCTAATACTTTCAACATTTGTTTAGGTGCATTATCTTTGACCAATATACCCTTTACGTCAGCCCATCCAATTACATTTTCAATTAATTCATCAAAATTCATAACTTATTATTTATTTAATTTAAAAAATATCATCCCAATCTTCACCTTCACCCGCTTTACTATAATCAGTTGGTCTTAGAGCAAAGAAGTCTGTATGTGTTACACCACCGGTTAGATGGTAGAACCAATCAAGATTACTAGCAGATTCTTCATCATATTCAAAGTAGTAATCACCACCAGTCATTGGATTATAACCCAATTCTGAAAGTTTTTCATTAGCTCTTTTGGATATGAAGTTCTTCAAATCGCCCGCCTTTAGGTTTTCCAAATCACCCATTTCAAACATCTTATCAATAAACTTATGTTCCATTTCAACCATAAGTTGCGCGGCAGATTCAACATCTTTTTTTACGGATTCTAACAATTCAGGATATTCATCACACATATGTCTGAATAATTGACATCCCATTTTTGAATGTAAAGATTCATCTCTTACCGACCACTTCATTTGCTGGCCAATACCTTTTAATAAGTTTCTAAGTTGGAACGAATACAGTACTGCAAATGAGCTATATAAAGAAACACCCTCTGCGAATGCTGAAAATATGGCTAGTGAACGTGCTACTTCTTGCCTAGCCTGTGGGTTAGTTTGTAATTCCGAATGTGTCCAATTCGATGTGGTTTTTGTTAGGAATTCAAACTTTTCTGCAATAGTAGGTTCGTGTAAGAATGCTTCAAAATCTTCCAAACCTAACGTTTCATTTAGGTATGAATATGCAGTAGCGTGTATTGTTTCCTGTGACCCGAACAACATCGCCATATGTTTGATTTCCCATTTGGGAAACCACTCAGTTACCATAGTTGTCCAGTAATCTGAAACTGCACATTCCGTTTGGGCAAACCCAAGTAATATATTACCCACTAAGTTTTTTTCAGATTTAGTTAAATTCTCATTCCAATCCTTTACATCGCCTTGCATTGATATTTCAGTATGTAACCAAAAGGCTTGAGCTTGTTTCAGCCACCCCTCAGTATAATATATTGGATATTCAAATGGTTTATAAGATACCCGTTCTTCAAATAATTTCATGTAATTTCCGTTTTACTTTTAATAATGTGATTATAAATAGGATTAAAATCCAATATCACCTTTCAATTCATTGTACTTTTGTAATAAATTTTTTCTTACTAAACTCTCCCCATTCTGCATATCTTTTTTGGTATTTTTACCATTAATGGAGTCATCTGAAAATATCTGAATTCTACCGTTACTCATATTAGCTTTTGATGGTAAAGTCATACCATCTGGCCCAAATCTGTTTTTGATAACGTGCCATCTACCAGTACCTGCTAACTTATCTTCAATTTTTCTACTTAGAGATACTACAAAATCAGCAGTCATCAATTTTGAAAACGAACCTGCTATTTTAGTACCTGTAATAATATCATCATCCGCACCACTTCTGTTAATTTGAGATGCTGTATATAATGGTACTTCATATTCACCGGCAAGACCACGCAAACCCTCTATCAATTCTTCAATTTCTTCATGTCTTTCACGTTTACTGCCACCTTTTAATAAATCAGCGTAATCCACTATAACAACATCAGGAGCTTTACCTTGCAACTTTAGTTTATCCAAACTAGCTCTTAACGTATTTAATCCAACTGATTTTGTAGGATAGTGTTTTACGATGATATCACCACTAAGATTGTTTACCTGCCGCTCAACTTCATCTATGTTAAACTTTAAGTTTGGAACGGGTATACCAGTCAATACTGAATCGTATCGTTGGCCAACATACCCCTCATTCAACTCAAGCGTATAATGAGCTACAGTTTTACCCAACTTTGCAGCTGACATACCAACATTAACCAAAGCCCAAGATTTACCTATACCCGGTGGTGCTGCGAATATTATCAACTCACCCTTTCCAAAACCACCATCAACTAATTCATCAATAGTATCCCAACCTGTAGGTACAACGTTTCTTACAGTAGATTCATATCGTTCTTTTATATCAGATTTGTATATATGACCAACATTAGTATTCTGCCCAGCTTTCATAGCTGAATCTATAATGGTTTTTATTTGGTCAATCTTGCCTTCTTGTAATAAACCAACCGATTCTAATATTGCGTTCTTTACTTCTTGATTCTTACAAAATTCTAAGGTTTCAGATTTTACATATTCCAAATCTTCAGATTCCAATCCAGCCCATACTTGTTTCAAATTGTCAACAACTGAAACATTCATTACATCCCTACCCACCTTAGATAATTGTAATTTAAATACATCCAAAGTTGGCAATTGCTGGTATTCATTAAAATGTGATAATATACATTCTAATATCCATTCGTTGGATTCTGAATCAAAGTATTCAGGCTTTATTATATCATATATCGTTTTAAAAAATACCTTATCCGATAATATAGACGATAGTATCTTTATTTGAAACGATGTTCCAAATTTACTTCCAAATTTATCCATAGTTATTAATATACAAAATATCGACTAAAAAACCAAATTATTTTATGGTTTGTTTTGAGTGGTTGTTTAAATCAGACCAAGTGTTTAGTATCCAACTTTCAATATTATTAAAAGCGGTATATAACTTATCAATCATAAATTCCTTTTTAAATAAGAATGAATTTAATTGATTTATCGGTGAGTCTATGATATCTCTAATATTGGATTTTATAGAAGAACTCATATCAGGGTCTGATAATTGCATTAACTTATAGTTCAATTCTAATGTATCTTTATTATCCAATATTTTATTTTTTAGTTTTACATCACTCAACCGAGATACACTTTCCATCAAAGAATCCATACTTAACGAATCGTTTTGTAAGAATAGGCATTTGTTTATAAGTGTTTTAGGGCCGATACCACGCACACCCGGAATGTTATCTGATTTATCACCATCAAATATTCTATAATATACCAAGTTGTTTGATGGAACGCCATATAGTTCTTTCACATCACCCTTACGTATCATTTTTTTCTTTGTTGGCTGGTATACTGAAATCCTATCATCTACTAATTGTAGAAAATCCTTATCAGATGACACTATCAATACTTCTTTTTTAAAGATGTGCCTTGCTGCATATGCCATTATATCATCAGCCTCAACATAATCTATATAACATAAGTCCAATGGTAATAAGTCCAAATACTTAATTAATGTATTGAATTGATTTTTCATAGATTGCTTCTGGTCTTCCAAATCTTCATAACCAACCAGCCGATTTACTTTTGTTAAACCAGTTCTGCCTTCCTTATAACCTTTGTACATTTTTTTTCTACGATGTGAACCACCCTTACCATCAAAAACTACCAACACCCTAGTTGGATTGTTCTTACGAATGAGAGCGCCGAGGGATAACAGAAAACCTGTTACCCCTCCTACGTGCTCACCATCATCATTTAAAGTTGGAACTGCGCCAAACACTCGTATAAACATATTCAACCCATCAACAATCATAACCTTATCATTAACATTTGATTTTGACTTTTGTGATATACTTTCTAACATCCGTTTGTAATTATTATTAATTCCCATTATCAAGTTCAGTTGAATCTATGTTAGCATTATCAACGGCATCTTTATAACCCATTATATATGCATTACATATTTGTTTATACATTTGTTCCTTAACTTCAGGCCGATTATCCAATAAATCATTAAAGTCTTTAGCCAAAAACTTAACTTCTTCACCAGTAGATTCATCAACCCATGTGTACCAAGCACCACCCTGCTTTACAAGTTCATTTGATTTCATAGTACTTAACCAACTACCATATCTATCAATACCCCTATCAAAATAAATATTGAAATCAACAGAACGTAGCGGTGGGCCCATACGATTTTTGATTACTTGTGCTTTTGTTTTAATACCAACAATTTCACCCGATTTTGCTTTAACCTGTCCCATCTTTTTTAACCTAAGTCTACAAGATGCGTGAAACCCAAGTGCTTTTCCACCAGATGTAGTATACGGGTCGCCAAACGATACACCCATTCTAACCCTTAATTGGTTTGTGAATACCACTAATATCCGTTCTCTACCAATGAGATTTGTAATTTTTCTCATTGCTTTTGAAATTATAATAGCTTTTTGTGTAGCGTAGCCGGCTTGGTCGTAATCGGCTGATAATTCTACTTTTGTAGTTGCTGCTGCCACCGAATCGACAACAATCGTAACTAACCTATCTTTATCAGATTTTCTAACAGATTCAATTATAGAATCCATAGCATCAAAGATATCTTCAACAGTTTCTAATGGTACATATAGTAGTTTAGATGTATCAATACCCAATGCTTCTAAAAATTCCTGATTGATAGCGTTTTCAGTATCCATATACACAGCCAACCCACCTTTTTTTTGTGTATTTGCTAATGTATGTGCTGATACCAATGATTTTCCACTTGCTTCTAACCCAGTAATTTCAACAATTCTACCAACAGGAAACCCACCATTGGGTCTGTTTGATATAGCCAAGTCTAACATATCATCGCCAGTAGACACCCACTCTGTCAAATCGGTGGGTGTCTCTTCCGAGCCATCTAAAAAATATGCAACTTTGTTTCTGCCTTTGAATTTTTTGTTTAGATTACTTGCGAGTATAGAAGATAGTTCATCTCTATTGCTCATAATTAAAATGGTAGTTTATCGACGTCATTACCATCGGTGTTAAATAATGAATCGAATGAATCTTTCACATTTGAAACGCTTGAAACTGTATTATTTACAGGCTTAGCTTCAGTTTGATTGGTATTATTAGCGGGTGTTTTTTCTGCTTCACCAGCTTCTCCACTTTTACCAGTTTCCAACCAATTTTTAAGAAAGGTTTCTAATTCTGAAAATGAATATCTTTTGAAAAGTGTAGGTAATTCTACTTGGTCTTTACATTTTTCTAAGAATTCTTTAGATTCAGATAATGGTGTTTGGTTTGGTTTAACTCTGATGTAAGTTTCAGGATAATTCTTTCCTAACTCTTTTGCAGTTTTGAATTCAACTGTGATATCTCTACCATTCAAAATATCAGTTAAATCACCATAATCAGGGTCAGCGAAAAACGCAAGTAATTCTTGATAAACAGTCTTACCAAATCCCCAAAACTTAACACCCTCATCTTCTTCACCACGAACAATAACAGGTACGTAAGTTCTCATTTTAGGAAATAGCTTTTTAGAAAGATTCCAATCATCACGATTTCCGGTGTTTCTCAGTTGATTAGCGAAATCAATTAATGGGTCGGATTCACCAAAAGTTTTAGGTGATAGTATGTTTTTACCACCAAAATCATAGTGAAAGAATAATTCAATAAACGGATTACTTTCGTTAAAAGAGTATGGTAACATTCTGATTTGTTGTTTGCCAGGCTTTGGCTTCCACAAATTATCAGTTTTTTGAACCTTGTTCTGCAGGCGGTTCAGCCTGTTTCGGATTGCATCTAAATCAATTCCCATAAAATTCCATTTTTTAATTGTTATGTAATAAGATATTTAAATATAGTGATTAATTTTCAATTTTCAAAATTATTTTAAGTTTTTATTTTATTTATTTTCTAACATCCAATTTAAAAGTTTTGTATAGCTTCTTAGATATACCAAATCGCTACTTAAAGAACTGATAATTTCATACCTATTTTTCAATTTATATCAATAATTCTAAATAATTTTGTTTTTAATACTTTGTGTTCATCACCATCAGTAAGAATTATAGAATTTCTGTAATCGTTCCATTGTACTACATAAGATTTATCCAATACACCCCTATTTAACTTTCTAATCAAATTGTTTAAAGCGTTTATGGTATATAGTGTATTTGTTTCCTTTTTCCGATGTACTGATATCGTATTTGGTAAGAATCGAGTATTACCATTTGGTACAATGTTGTAGCTTATAATTAATTCTTTAGATGGTTCTAATTTTAATATGAATATTTTTCTACTGAATATCTCATATGAATCTAATAATGTATTCAATATACTTTCAAATTTAGATTCACTTGTAAATGTACATAGTAATTGTGTTTTCAATCATTACTCCTTATTTAAAAGATTTTTTTCTACGTAGCTTAAAGGTACTACGTTTCTACCCTCAATTACAAACGTAGTAGATGAAGCGCTATGTGTTCTCATAGATACCACATTGTAAGATGGTTCTTTTGTTTTTGCATTTAAGTGACTTAACATTAAAACAGATACATTCATATAACCATCCTGTGGTTGTGAATTAACAATCAATACATTATCTGGCATATTAGTAAATGATGATATCCTATCTTGTATAAATTCTCTACCAGTTTTCAAAAACTTCCAAGCCGTACCACTACCATCCGGCTTTAATCCGAAAACTTTTACAAGTGGTAATTCAGTTCTACCAAAAAACATTTCTTTTTCTAATGATACCATATCATTAAATATAATATCAATTGATTTGACCTGGCCGGATGTATTCGATAACATCCTATTTATAGAATCATATGCCTTAGAATTAGCTATCAACTTCCTAACGATATTAACCGATGGTTTTGATTTTGGTATACTATCCGAACCCACCGATTTTAATCCAGCTGGTTTGGTGTTTTTAATAACTACTTTGAGTTTATTATCTGCAAATTGATGTAGTTTTGAAAAAGCGTTTCTATCTTTTGATATAGCAATTACATAATCATTCATCGTAGATTTTCGCTCATTTAAATACTTAGAATCTACTTTCAAATTCATAACGAAATTATCAACTTCTTTTTCAGATTTTTTCTGTGCTGATTTTAACTTTTTAATATTGGAATTGTATATTGATTTAAATAAGTTACCAATTTCTGATAACTTGCTCATTATTTTTTTACCAACACCTCTGATGAATTCCTTACCCTTATTAAATAAATCTTTAAGACTTTCATCTAATATTTCATATTCAACATCCTCATGTATTAGTAAGTTTATTAAATCATCATTTTTAAGTAGGCCGAATTTTTTAGAAAAGTCTTTAGTTATCTTACCAAGTTGAGCACCACCTTCAGCTTGTTTTAATGATACTTGATAAAACTTTTCACCAGATTCCAAAGTACATAGCCCGTTACTATCATAATATATTTTTTGTGTTTTCATATTATCTAAAAATGATGTAATATCACCATCAAATATAACACAATCGGCTGTGTTTGCCTTTCCACCGACAGTATCAGTATGTGGATTTTCCATTTCGGATTTATAATAATCATTTATTTTAGAATGAATTATACCCCACCCTTTTATGTTTTTAGTTTTACAAAATCTATCCATACCCGCCGCTATAGCACATACTTGTATTACATTGGCTACTGATGCATTTTTTAGTTGTGAAATCAAATTATTGGAACTCCAATCTTGACCCGTTAGAACTCCGGCTACTTCATTTTTAAAATCAGTAACGATACTCGGTAGTGATTCATCTGTAGATGTATTGAATTTTTCTAAATAAGATTCCGCATCAATATAAACACCAAGCAACGATGCTGTTTCTTTATGAATGGTATCTAACTTAAATACATCATTACCTGTGTAATGCTTGAACCACGGTGCTATTGTACTAGCAGCACCTTTAATATGATAAACATTTCCGTTTACACCCTTTAGATATACTTCTATACCTGAATTTTTATGGAAAACTTTTATAGCGTTTTTAGTGGGTGCTACCTTTTCAGCGGGCATCTTAATCATAGGCGCCCCATCTTCTAGCGTATTTTTAAAAGATTTTTCACCTACAGAACCAAACATAACTTTATGACCATATGGGTATTTATCAGCATATACACTAGCTTCACTAATTAAACTACCAATGGATATACAGAATTCCTTAATACCGTTACCCATCTGCTCCTTTTCATACGCAGTTAAGGATGCGGTTTTTATATCATCTTCAGCATGTTGTTTTTCATCTTCTTCTTCAGTCGATTTTTCTTCATCCTCTTCATCAATAAACTCTGATAACTGTGATTCAAGTTCCATTTCATCATCATCCATTAAAGCTGATACTGAAGTTTCATCATCATCCACATAAACATCCGTATCAACATCATCACCAGACTTAAAGTTGGGTGATGTTCTTACAATAGTTTCAATAACGTAATCCACTACAATATCATCAAAGTTTTCATTTTTCAAAACACGCTCTAGCGCAAGCATAGATTTTTTAGAATGCAGGTTTTTTAAGTCAACCCCAGCCTCAATCCACCATAATTTACATATAGTTTCAATCAAGTTATTCATATATCAGTTCCTTTTTCATATTAGAGTAATCGTATCCAATCTCAGTATTAGCTTTAAAGCCATTACTTTCTATAAATATCTTTATTTTAGGTAATAAATCAATTTCCGATGGATGTATATCTAATAAATATGAATCATATGTATATAACACTATTTTAGATTTTTTATCCTTTAAAACCGAAATCAGTTTACTTAAAGCAACCATATTTAATTCGGTTTCAGCTGCTTGTAACATATAGTTAAATAACTTATTTTTGTTAATACCATTTAGATTTTCTAATTTTAATTTCCTACCCAATGGGGTTTCTACCCAACCCACATTATTAAACTCATTCCAAAGATTACTTATGAATTTGCTAACCTTTTTAAAATATGGTATATGTAAATAATCAATTTCAACACCACCGTATAACTGCCTAAACGTTATACCTTTGGATTCATCTTTGGATACACCATATAAGTTTGCAAGATATTGATGGCCTGATATGTTATTTGGTATAGGTTCGCCGACTAACTTACCAATCAATCTTGGATGATAGGCATCGTAATCAAATTGTACTAACTTACCACCATCAAACCTACTAACAAATCTAGAACGTGTGCCATCATCTTTCTTCAATGCCGCATAGTTAGTACCATTGAATGTATTTGATGGGCGTGATGTTAGAGTATATAAATTATATTTTGTCCACTCATATCCACTTTTGGTATAAAATCCGTTTTGTTCTATATGACTTAATGAATTTATGTAAAAATTGTCAAATTTTTTCACAAAACTCACCAACCCACTTTTGTAAAACGATAGAAATTCATCTTTTGTTTTTCTGATGGATTCTATATGTTTATACGTAGGTACTATATTGTTTACATTTTTTAACTTGCTAAACTTTCTATAGAAGAATGTATGGCATGGTGTTTGATGTTCCTTTAATATAGTGTTTACATTAAGATATTTTACCAAATTAGCATCATACATATTCTTAAACTGAAGTACACTAATTAATGCTTTCTTATCATAAACATATGCTTCTGAAAAATCAAATGTAAACTTATTTAAATCTGTTGTATGGTTATCAATGTTACCCATATTTATTAGGTATTCACCACCACTATTTATGTCGAATATATACAACGCAGATAATGTATTAGACATATAATGTAAGTGTATATCCGCCCATATTGGATGAATATACACCGATTCCATATCAATATTTCCGCTTTGGAGAATGTTAATCATTTAAGAATATAAAAAATTATTTTGAATTATACAAATTTTCTTACTTTTAATTTTTAATTATAAATGATATAGATGATGCCAGCCATAAGTCCTCACCCCTTTCAGGTGGGTCTATACACATTAAACGTACATTTGGATATTTGTCAAATACCCTTTTTATCGTTTCATCTTCTTCAATAGTAAAATAGTCGTAATCTCTTTTATTAAAATAAAATCCATCATACTTACCGTTTTCTGAGCAAAACCAAGTAGTACGAACTTCTGGTATATCTGTAAACTTTAGAGTTTTGTGTTCTCTATAATACTCAGAGTCGGTTTCATAACTAAGTTCTATGTTAGCATCTTTCAGAGATGCTGCTAGTTCAATGAACATTTTGGATGTTTCAATTGGATAATTCATAATTTTTATATATAAAGTGTTACATAATTTCCGAAATACTTATCGAATACTTTTATTAGATTCTCATAATCACCACTTTTCATTTCATTTAATATTTTCGAAGTATCCAAACCTAATTTTTTAGATAATTTACTGGCGGCTCCTAATAAATAAAATGCATTTCCTTGATGACCTGTTAAGTCGATTTCTATAGTATTTTTATTAGTTTTTTTCTTTATCATAATTTATTTATTTGTATAATTTTGTTATTTTTTTACCTTCCGTTCTCCTTGCTTTTTTAGATAGTTTTTTAAGAATCTCAGTTTTTTCAGTTCTACTCTTCCCATTTCTACTACCACCCATACCATTTTTAACTTTGTATTTCATAGTTTATTTATTTATAAAGATTTTTAATTTTATTAGAGATTTCAACGAACTTTTCAACAGCCGTATTTGGGTTAACTTCAATAACTTTAACAGTTTCACCATTGGAAGTGATAACAACTTGAGAACCAGAAAGAAAAACAGAATAATTCATAACAAAAAGTAAATTTAAAAAGTGAAAAAACAACCAAACAACCCCAACAACCTTACTATATAAAGATACGATAATGATAGCAAAAAGTCAAGTTTTAAATGTTAACGTTTTGTTAAGGAAATGTTAAAGTTTTAAAAATAAAGACCCAACGTTTTAGCTAGGCCTTTATATTTACATCATTTTTTTCAACTTCCATTTAGGAACGAAATCAGAACCACCTGCCATAATACATCCGTAAGGCATGATACGGTCAACAACATCACCCAATCCAAACTCTTCAATTTGAGATTGAACCATATCTGCGTTTTTATATGCGGATGGTAACTCAGATAAATCTATTATTCCAGAAAAAAACCGAACATCCAATCCATAAGTTTCTTCGTCAAAAACTTCTTGAAATGTACGTCCCACTTTTGATTTGATATGAGCTGCCCGAGAAACATTCCGACCCGCACCATGTGGAGCGAACCCAAGGTTAGTTTCGGTTTCCTCACCTTTAACAACCAAAACTGGTTCTGACATATTCAAAGGAATTAAACGTAATCCACCATATGAATCTGGAACAAATTTATCATCAAGTGGTGTTGCTCCTTTCGCGTGATAAAATAAATCATCAACTTTAAATACGAAGTTATGTTCATTCCAAAAACGTACAGTAGGTTCAACACCAAGTAACTCACAAGTTTTTTGATGAATCACAGTATGGTTGAGTTTTGTCCACTCACGCACAATTTGTAATGCTTCCCAATATTCAACACCTTCAGGTGTATCATAAGGTATCCATGCGTTTTTCTTTAAAGTGTTAGGAGATAGTTGTTGACGAAACTTTTCAGCCAATTTCATTCCTTTTTTATAAAGACGAGCACCGAACCCTCGTGAACCATGATGTGTTACCATATATGTTTCAGAAGTGTTTTCAGAAACCCCAACAAATAAGAAATGGTTTCCATCTCCTTGAGTTCCTAAATGTTCTTTAGCTATTTTGATTGTATGTGGGTCATTTAAGAATGAGTTTCCTTTTATTTTTTCTAAAAGTCCCATAGGTAACTCAAACATAGTATCCCCACGTCCACCCCATCCAAAGTGAGTGATTGAATGTGCCACATCTAATACATCTTTAGGTAAACAATCCCCATATGATGTTGCCATAACTGAACAACATATATCAGCGGAATGCATTGATGGATGTATTGCATTTTTTGTAACAACAACCCCACCTACTGGTATTTGACCAATAGCTCCAGTCGGACATGCATCTGGCATAACCACACCATCAACCACAGTTGGTGTTTTCATCAATACGTTCATAGTATTAAATACAGATTCAACATTAGAAATTTCATCTGCAGTTTCTGCTTTAATATTTTTATGGAACGGTACTGATACAGTATGTGGTTCGATTGTTGGAACTTCAGTTGGAGCCATAGTATCCAAAAAAGTTATTAAACCATCACCCACCAATCCGTTTTCATTTGCTATTTGGATTGCTTCTCCAAACCACGAAGCTGGTGTATAACCTAAATCAATTAAAGTATAACCTGTAACTTTCATTTTATAATTTTTAATTTTCAATAAACAATACAATCTCACCAAATCAACTCACAATACTAAGATACGATAATAGTATCAAAAAGTCAAGTTTTAAATGTTAAGAAAACGTTAAAGTTTTTTACGAAAGTATCTCACTATAAGGATACCTATAGCAAAACACTTCCAAAACACAACCCAAAATATGTACGGACTTAATATGAGTAGTAATATGTAAAAAAGCATCATACAGTTCCCCATCCCACTAAGCTTGATGATGTTATCTCAAAATCGAATTTATTACTTAAATCCATAGCATATTTATATTTATTTAGATACGCTTTTATGTTTTTTTCAATTGGTGGATGTACTTCAATTTTTCTTAATAGTGGGAATGTTATTCCCCTATCTATAATTTGTACAGATACCGAGTAAATTTCCTTAGTTTTCATAACGTAGTTTTTTTATTAAATTGTATTTTGTATGTTTTCTCTGAAGTTGAAATCATAAACGGCTTCTTCCATTTCTGGGTTCTCACCTAAATAGTAAATTGACATCGTATCAAAAAATTCAATAATATCCTCTACTAGGTGGCTATACTTAAATTTGCTGATTATTTGCTCAACTTTTGATTTAATCTCATATGTATCGCTCACTTCAATTGCATGGCAATAATACCCTTTTGTTTCGTTTATAATTATATCTATAATTTTCATAATGTATGATTTATTTAAGTGGGTTAATAACAAGGCTAAATTCCCAACCTCTTACACTATATTATACGATGTCTGTTTGTGATTTGTTTCAAAATTAGTAAGAAAATTCTAAAAAATCTGTAATTGTTTGTTTTAGAGATGGGTATATTTGTGATTTTAAATTGATAGTTCTAATGTTGGTATCAAGTATGCCAGATTCCGTTACATTACCAAGTAAATCGAATTCATCGTTTACAGGTCCAGCTATTTTCCACCTCAAGCTGAATACTTTATATAAATTTCCATCCAATCCATTTTCAGAACCTATATTCTTAAAATCATTTAGTGTTATTTCTATTATTTCATCATCATTTACTTTTGAGGCAAAGTATCTTGTGAAATATCCGTTTGTTCTATCCTTATCAGTAGGTTGTACAACTGCCGGATTTGGTTTTGATGATTGTACTATATCTAAGGTTTTGATATTATCATATTCAAAGTTTTTGTTTAAATCAATACCAATTTCATTTTGCTGGTTTAGTAGAACAACGTTTACATACGGTATTAGTTTTTTTGATATACCATCTACGAATGATGATTCTGTAAATACCTCATCTGTAGTATATGAGTGAAATTGACCTATGTATTCAGTCCCATCAATTAACATCCATTCACCACCATCAGTTTCTAAACCAGTGTTAATCTGACCTTTTGTATAATATGCTCGCTGTCGTTTATCCATATTATTTTCCAACTTTCATAGCGGTATCTAATTTAGTTTCCCAACCACCTTGACCATCAAATGAATGCTCTACGCCAGTTATTAAAAATTTAACATTATCTCTGTAGTTTTGTGGTAATCTATCAACCGATATTGGTTGGAGAAATCCAATGCCGTTTATACCATCCAATGTAACGCCTAATTTTATGTAAAATGGTAATGATATAAACGTACCCTCATTATTATCACCGGTGAGAGCTTTACGCATTATATCTGCAACGTTAGTAGCTTTGTTATCACTTATACCCGTATCTATAATATTAAGTTTAGTTATTGTTTCTTTACTCGGGGGTGTTACTCCTGGTATAACGAACAGCTGATTTACTGTATTAGTTTGCTGTTGTGGTTGTAGTGGTGCTAAAAATCTATTTAAATTATTTAATTTATTTCTTAACGTTGGGTATAATTTTTCCAGTGGTTTTATATTAAATTCACCACGCTTTACTCTATTTATTGACATAATCAACATAGTATCAACATCAAAATCAGTATCTATACTGACTTCCTTAACTATACTCTTCTTACTTAAAACTTCAAATAGGTATGGGTCTGATGGTGATTCTTGTTTTTGAACTTCTGTATTATTAAATATCTGATATTTGTTTTTGAATTTTGTATTTGATGGTTCACCACTTTCTTGTTCTGGTGCTACTTGTATATCTACTAACCCACCCGATAATCTATTTATATCATTTGATAACGCTCGTATCAAAGAACTCATATCTGGCGGTATCAATTTTTCATTTTTTCGTTTGGATAAGCTATCGTAATAAAACGATACCACCCATATACTTACCAATATATTTTGAATTTTATAATCACTTGGTACGGTTTGTACAAAGTTAGAGTTTTCACCATACTTAGCCATATTATTTGGGAATATAAACTTTCGTGGGTCTGCGGAGCCATATATACTTTCAGGTGTTGATGATTTTATCTCTACTAAATTTGAATCAGTATGAAAGTTAAATCTAACTTCATTATCATTTACACTTTTATTTATAAATTTAACCAAATCGCCAAATGATATATATGGTGTTACTATTTGTTTAAGTTCATTAGTGTTTACGATTTCATTTAATAAAGACATATAATATACGGTTTTATCAGTAGTATCTTCTTTACTAATCATAGCTCCAACGCTGTCTAAACCCCCCACATTTGAAGTATCACCATCAGTAACACCAAATAACGAATATGCCTTTGATAATAAAGCTTGTGGTAGTGTTGCTGGATTTGCTGAGTTAGTACCTAATGCGTTTGTTTCACTATCACTTAAAGTTACAGTACCCGATATACTCTGACTACCCATAAATACACCCTCAGTAAGTCCATTTATTTTACAATCGAAAGTACCATCGGAACTCATTGTAAATCCAAAGTTGTAAACATTTATTATAAGGTCGCCATTCAATATATTTGGATTATTTTCACCTAACCAACCATAACTTACACGTACTTTAGCACCTAATGTAAATAATTCATTTTGTACTTTTTCCAAATCATCTAAAGTATATACCTTAAAAGATACATCAACTTCAGATATATAAGCGTTATATAAATCACCACCACCAGTCGCCTTTATCGTAGCGGATGTTAGCACTGGTTTCAAAGTTCTTATATCATTTTCGTCAGAATGAAATGCTTTTAAATATCCGCTTGGTTCAACAGTCCCAATACGTAAATCGCCATCAGGTAATAATGCAAATATTGGTAAAAAATCACTATCTGAATTGTTAGCGGTTATAGTACTTTTTATAGATTCGATGTAAAAATACGCATATTTTCTATAGTTCCATTCTGAATCCTTACTTGCTATTAAATCCATCCGCCTATCAAGTTCTAATTTAACATCTGCATTGAACTCTGGACTAAAATCAAAATCTGCCATAACTTTAACTATTTAATTTATTGAATTCTGTAACGAGTTTTATTGTGTTTGTTGGTATTCTTAATTGCTTACCCAGTGGTACTACCAAATCACCCTTTCCTATATTGTTAGCTCTGGCGATTATCCACCACAATGTTATATCATTATAGTATTTTTGTGCTAATAGGTCGATTCTATCACCAGCTTGCCCAACTATATAGATATCCGATACCGACTTGGGTATTTCTGGATATCTAACTGTTTTATAATACCGCTTACCTAACGTATTTTTTTCTATTTCTATTTTATTGTACCGTTCCATAAATTAAAGCTAACTCCAATTTTTAATACTATTAAAGTCATATACTTTTTGATTCAGCTGTGGAATCTTGTCATCTAATATTTTTAAGCCAATTTGTATATCCACACCTTTTGGTAATTCGCCAATTGGTTCGTTACCACCTAGCATTGAAATTTCCCAAGACATATCATCAATCATAGTATATGAAAGTGATTCTATAAATGCTAGTTTATTATTCCACAAACTACCCAATCTAAATTTAATTAAATTACCCTTATACCCCAAACCACTATTATCGTATGTGGGCATTGTGTATGTTGATAACCTCTGTAATTTATTCCAAATCGGCTTCATTTCAATTCTTGATGTGGCTACTACCCTAAAACCAAATGATAAACTTCTCTCAAAAGATGAATATTTATGCGCTGAATCCGCTCTTCCATTATATTTTATAGAATCCCATGATGGTGAAAATGTTTCACTAATACTATTAGCAGTTCCTCTAAATTGTATTTTTTTACTACCACCCTCTACTTGAAACCATAAATGTACTAAATCATTTAATTCAGAATCCCCAATATCGTCTGCATTTATTAAATCATATCGGTCATTGTTATTATTTTCTGCTGAATTTTTACTTGTATACCACCATTCACTTCTATTAGCACCAATTTTACCAGTATCTCTGAAATTAGTACGTGTATTCACATTGAATTCATTGTAATTATCACTCTTTGCTATCTTATTGTTTACATCATTAGATGATAATAAACTTCTAAAGTCATTAAATCCAGTACTACCAGCTTCTCTATTGGGTATGTTACCATACGCAATGGTAGCATATTTCTTTATATTAGGTGTATTATCAGCAAGATTACGTTCATCCGATACAACTGATGATATTTTTACATTCTTATTAGTTTGTTGTGTAGGGTCAATCCCACCCAAACCAAACGTTTTCTTTTCATCATCAGCGCTCGGTATTGATTCTTCATAGGTATCTATAAATTGTATACCGGGTAGTGGTAAGTTTGCTTTTTTGTTGATAAATGGGTCAAACTTCTGATTGTATTCGGCCTTTTCATCAGCACTTCTTTTTGACTCGTTATCAAACGTATCATCATATCTAGTTGTAACAGTTAACCCAATACCATAAAATGAATCAAACCCACCTATCAAATCACCACCACCGGCTAGTGGTAATCCAACCCTAACTACTGGCTTACGATATGAAATTCCATCTAATCTGTATATATTTTCTAATTTTTCACCAGCGCCACCCTCACGTTTTAATGGTGTATTAAATGGTAATAACCCACTTCTATTTGGCTTTAATCCTAAGTGCTGTATACCAACTGCTGTAAGTAAATTAGCGGGTGTCCATATTTTGTTTGATTTGTTTAACCTCTGCATTCCAACTTGCTTAATACTCCATAACTGACCCTTTGGTGATAACAACCAAGAACCAATTCGTGCAGTATCAACTAATGCTCGTGTCGTTGATGATATTGTACCACCTCTTATAAACCCATCATCAAAGGATAATCCAAACTGTCCGTAATCTTCTGGATTACCATTCTTTTTCTGAATACCACGTAGTATTAATGGATGATTTAAAAATGGAATCGTTGTATTGAATGAATCATCTTTTAGGTTAAATTTATTGTATGCTTTTTCTAAAAATGATGGTGAGCCATTCAAATCTTGTAGTTGTGATATTCCATCGGTGGCTATATTATTATTTATATAATATTTCCTATCTGGGTTATATCTTTGCGTATCGGATGTTGAACTACTATTTAGTTTAAAGCTACCATACCCTGGTGTAAAACTTATACCTGGAAATGAATTTTGGAAATTACTAAACTTTGAATTGGTACTATCAAATATAGTATTGTTTGGATTTATTCCAATGAATTTAGTATCATCTTTATTTCCAAATTTAGATGTAAACCCACTAGCGTGTATATCTGATAAGTAATTAACTTCACTTGGCGTTTTAGCAGTTTTTTCATGACTTGGCTCAAAGTTGAAATTAGATGGTGTAGTTTCTCCTAAGAAATTAGAACTATTATTGAAGTTTGATACGTTCGTTTCTCCTAAGAAATTAGAACTATTATCCATCTTATTTGGGTCAGTTTCTCCTAAGAAATTAGAACTATTATCCATCTTATTTGGGTCAGTTTCTCCT